TCAGCGGGACACCTGGACCGTCATCTTGCGAGGCCTTGCATTGTCGCCAGTCCCCGGCACGAGGATGGTAATCACGCATTGGCCGCCCGACAGCCGCACCGAGAGCAATTGCCCGCCCGCCTGCTCAACGGCCCTGAGCGCCGCCGAACGGCAATCGACCCTGCCATTGGATTTGCTGTCGTTACTGTCGGAATTGTCGTTGTTCTGATTCTGGTTCTGCGCCTGGACGATGACAGGTGCAGACGACCCACTGGGGCCAGACAACATCTGCGACATAGGCACGGCATCGGGGACCGGCGTTGTGGTCGCCGGTACCGTCCAGGCAATAAGCCCGGCTGCGATACTGCCTATGATCGATTTGGATGCCATCAACTGCCACTCTGCCGCATTCGGTTATCGTGGTGTCAGTGTTACCGAAGAGCGGCTGAATGGCAAATGAATGCATGGTAATCTTGGCCTGTGGCACGATCTGCATGACAGATCTGCGACAGGCCAAGCATTTCAATTTATGAGATTATTGGCAGATTAGGAGCGATATCCATTGCCGTTCAGGGTTTTTCCGGGGGTGGCCGGTTCGCCTGGGGGACGATGGCGTGGCTTGCCACCAGCCGGCCATAGAGCGCAACGAGCCCGCCCACCGATCCGGCCAGCGCCACCAGTCCATCGGTCAACTGACCCTGTTCCAGAACACCAAGCTCGAACCCGCCAAGTTGCAGGCCGGACGCCAGGATAGCGACCAGCGCACCCCAGACAGTCTTGGACAGATACCACGGTTTGCCGTCATTCATGTCGATTTCCCTTGTTTTTCGGTGGAGATTTTTGGGTTGAAGATCAGAAAGTGAACTGTGCTTCAGCCGCTATGCCGCTGGCATGACGGCCAATCTGGCGGACGCGGATGGCAAGCGTCGAGGGTGCCACGCCAAAGTCTGTGGCCTGCAACTCGGCGCTGTAGGTGTAGGACGCAGACGTCAAGGTTACGCTGCGCAACGTCGCTTTCCCCGTGTCGAGAATATCGAGTTGGTAGCGTTCGCTTTCTTCATCGAGCGGAATATCGGATGGTGTCCAATTATCGGCATCGGTGCGGCCGCGCCGGACCCAGGTCAGCGCAATATCGCCGCTTGCCCCCCGGCTGGCGCGCAGATGCACCGGGGAAAGCGGCGTCAACGCCCGCACGCCACCGGAAAAGCTAACCGGCCCCTTGGCCGCAAGGCTGGTGCCTGCGGCCTCGGCGATCCAGTTCAGCGTCAGGCCGATTTCGCTATCGGCAAGGTCAAGCGCAGTCACCGCGTTGTTGAGCAGAACCACCTGCGCGCCCGAGACCGCGCCCGCCGCCATCGCATCCTCCGTGCCATAGAGACCGCGCAACAGGCCGGACAATTGCCAGACGCCACTTTCCACCTCCTCCGCCGTCAGAAAGCCAATCACCTCCCAGACATCATTGGCGGCCTTGATCGCAAGGCGGTTATCGCCATTCAGCACCGACAGCCGCGAACCAGAGGAAAAGCTGCCATGCGACAGAGTAACGGTCAGACGATTGGCCTTATCGAACCGGCCCGACACACCCGCAGCCAATGCCGATGACAGGCTGCCGAGGGTTGCTGGGCCATCCACCACGACACGGGTCGCATAGTTCTCGGTCTCGGCGGATGACGACAGTACGATCTTGCGCCAAGGGCTGGCATAGGCAGCCGCGCGCGCAAAACTGCCGTCCTCGCCATCGTCAAGGCGTGGCAGGTCCATCAGCCGCCACAGCGGCGCAAACCCGTCCGAGGCCCGCCCGCTCTGCACCCGCCCGCTGCTGGCAACCGTAATCGCGCTGGACACCGGCGCTGCCACTTCGGTCAATTCCAACGACAGCGTGCTGCTGTCTTCGATCCGGGTGATCAGGAACCGGCCGGATGGCCCGTCCGGCAAGGTCAGCACGTCACCGGGCTGAAGCGCCAGCTGCGAGGGCGACAGTGACAGGGTCAGGCTGCGCCGCCCAATCCGGTGATCGCGCAATTGCGTTTCAACCACGGCCAAAGCGCTCGCCTCATCGAGCACCCCGGGCAGATCACTGGACAAAAGCTTCGCGGATGTGCCCACCATGCGGCGCGAGCGGACACTGGCATCCTCGTAATCATTGGCGGGATCGTAAAAATCCAATACGGCCTGACCGGCATAATCGGTGCTATCGCCCCGGGTCTCGGTCCAGAACGGTTCATCTTCGGTATCGACGAAAACCCGGGTCTCGACCGCCTTCAAACTGGCCGCCTGGCGTGAGCGGAACCGCAGCACAGCGCCATCCTCGATCACGTCGATCAGGAAAGCCTCGGTCAATGGCTCGATCAGGCTGCGGGCCGAGGATATATCGCCCTGCACATAGCCTGAGAGATCGCCGGTCACGGCAGAGACATCGTAATCGCTAAAGCCGCAATCCTCCAATATCGCGGCAATCACCTCGGCCAGCGTGCCGCCGCCCAGCCGCCCGTTCAGCCAATGGCCACTGCGCCAATTGTCGCCATCAGCAAACAGATCAGTATCATAGGGAAAGGCCGGAAAGGGTCGGCTGTCCCAGGTCCAGAGAAAGATATGATCGGCATCGACCATGCCAGCGGGGGCCGCCTCCCCCTGCCAATACCCCAGATGCGCCTCCAGAAACCGCCGTTGCATGGCATCCGAGCGCATGCCGGAAGAGAAATGGGGAAGCGCATTTTCCGAGGATTTCGGGTCGGGAAACACGTTCGGCTGGTTGGCACCACGCTCCACCGCCGGGCAGCCCAATTCGGTAAACCAGATCGGTTTCTGCTTCGGCATCCAGGCGCTTGGCGCGGAAAGCTCAACACCGCCGACCCTGTTGTAATGGTGGTTTTCCCACCAGGACTGAATGTCCTTATAGCGATAGACCCAGGGCTTGCCCGCCAGCCCATCGGTAATGGCGGCACGCTCGCGTTTCTTGCGGGCGGCAAGGCTTGGGTAATACCAGTCATAGCCCTCCCCGGCGGCAATCTGCGCCTGCATCGCCGCACGGTCATCGGCAATGGTAAACCCGTCTGGATTATCAGCAGTGAAATCCGCATCGTTCCAATCCGACAGCGGCATGTAATTGTCGATGCCGACAGCGTCGATGGCCGCACAGGCCCAGAGCGGATCAAGATGGAAGAACACATCACCGGACCCATTTCCAGGATGGTAGCCGAAATATTCGCTCCAATCCGCGCCGTAGGTCAGCTTGGTGCCGCTGCCCAGAATGGCGCGCACATCCTCAGCCAATCGCATCAAGGCGGCAACGAAAGGAAAGCTGTTGCCCGCACCACGCAGGGTGGTCAGGCCCTTCAGTTCCGAGCCGATCACGAAACTGTCCACCCCGCCCGCCGCCTTGGCCAGCAGCGCAGAATGCAGCACCAGCCGCCGATAGCCGCTATCACGACCGTTCTTGTTGCCAGTATAAAGGATCGTGGTGCCGAGCACGAAGAAATCATCAACCGTGGTCTTGCCCATGAAGGCCTCGATAATGCCGTCCACCGCGTCCGTGCCATCAGGCGAACCGACAAGACCCGGGGCCGGTGAACAGGTGATGCGGCCTCGCCACGGATAGGCCGCCTGTTCGGCTCCGCCATAGGGATCGGCCAAGCCATTGCCTGCGGGAATATCCATCATCACGAAGGGATAGAGGCAGGCGGCAATGCCCCGGCTGTTGAGATCCTTGATCGCTTCGATAACGCTTTTATCACTGGGCGTGCCGCCATAGGCAGGGCCGCCGCCGTTCTGGCTGACCAGCCGGGCCTGTGAGCGCCCGATGCCGGCCACGCTCCAGCCCCGACTTTCATCGCGCCGTGTCGCCACTTCGACGCCCGGCAGGACGGCACATTGATCGGCCCGCAGGTCGGTGCCGAACCAGCTGACCACAAGCGCGGCGCGGACGAGATTGGGACATACCGCCCGTAATTCATCCAGCGAGGCCTGCCAGTCGGTGGCGGCCACCAGCGTGTTGCGGTTGATGATCCGCTCTTCGCCATCGCCGGTTTCCTCGGTAATGGCTGTCGTGGCATAACCATGCTCGGTGGCACCGGGAATGATGGTGACGGCCCTGACCTGACTTTCCAGCCTGCCCAGCGGGCGGATTACCTCAAATTGCAGCACGGGAAGACGGTTGCCGTAATCATCAAGCGGCAGGCGCTCGAACACCACATAGGCGACGCCGCGATAGGCGGGCGCATTGCCCTCGCCCTGCTTGGCGGCAATCAGCGGATCGACGCCCTGGTCCTCACTGCCGGAATAAAAGCGCATCTCGACCTCGGTCAGATCCACTTCCTCGCCATCGGCCCAGACCCGGCGGATGGCTGCCACCGGTCCTTCGCACAAAGCCAGCGCCAGATTGCCGTAATAATCGTAACTCTTGGTCTTGGTGCCGGTGGATTTACTGCCGGAGGTCTCGGTGGTGGTCTTTTCCTCAAACCGCGTCGCCCAGATCAACGTGCCGCCGATGCGCACCGTGCCATAGGCCCGGTTCAGCGCCGTGCCTTCGCTGGCCCCACCGATCCGCGCCGACGACAGATGCGAGCCTGTCGTGGTGGAGCTGCCGTTGATCAGCGCCTGATCGACCATATTGCCGGCCAGCGACCCCACGGCGCGGCCCAACATGGTGCCAACAGGCCCGAATATGCTACCGATGGCCGCACCGGCTGCCTGGAAAACAAGAGTTGCCATCGATCACTTCTCCGGAAAACGATAGACGCCCGCGACACGCCGCCGCCAGGCGGGCACCAGAGCGGAGCGAACCACCGCCGCCTGCTCATAGGCGTGAATAAACTGCTGGTCCGCCGCCAAAAGCCCCAGATGTTTAGCGGCGTAATGAGCGCGAAACCGGAAGACCAGGAGATCACCGGGCAAGGCCTCGCCAAGGCTGTCGATCAGGGTGAAATGCCGCCCCGCCGCCTCGATCAACCGGTCCTCTCCCGACCGCTCGGCCCAGTCAGGCGCATAGGCAGGCGTGACTTCAGGCTCCTGCCCATAAAGCTCCCGCCAGATGCCTCGGACCAAGCCAAGACAATCGCAGCCGACACCCTTGGTGGAGGCCTGATGACGATAGGGCGTGCCAATCCAGCCCTCGGCGAGGGTGAGGACTCGGGTGTTGATGGAGGACATGCAATCCCCCTCACTCAAACAGCACCGACCCATCATGGGTCGTCTGGCCGCTGACATAGGAATAGGCGAAATCGCTGCCGGGCATGTGCGGGAAGCCGCGGAAGTTGGCGGCGTTGGCGAAGCTGTCGCGGCAGGTGGCGAAGCGTTTGTCGCAGCCGATGGTGATGCTCAATGGGTCGCCCGGTGACAATATCACCTCCAAGGGCAGCCAAAGTGTCAGCTCCGTGCCGTCCTCTCCGGGGCGGCTGGTTTCAATCTCGGCGGTCAGGCCGGTCTCGGCCCCTGATGTGACGGTGATCCGGCCATAGCGGAAATGGTCTTCACCATAGGTATCCAGCCCCGAAACGGTGAGCCGGTCGGACGCTGCCATCGCCACCAGAACAGCGCTGACGGTGCGGCCCTCAATGCTCAAGTCGATACCGCAGCGGCTATCGCCCAGGCTGGCATCGCAGCGGCGACCAAGCGTGCGGCCCTGATCCTGGGAGAGCTTGGCGGCGAAGCTGCGCAATTCGGCGGTAAACTGCCCCGTCTGGCGCTTGACCTCGCCAACATCCTGTACCTTGAGCAGGACATGCTGGTCAGGCGCCTGCCAGTTGACACGGTAGACCTCAATGCGCGCGCCGTCATAGCGCCCGGCAATCAGATCCGCTTCGGTGATCACCTCGCTGGAAAAACCACCGGCAACTTCGGAGGTCGGAGCCGACAGACTGTTTTCCGCCTCACCATCGCTGGCGGAAAAGCCGCTTGCGGCATGAAACAGTGTGCCGCGCAGGGTCAGATCCCGGTCATGATCGGTAAAGCCCAAAACCAGCCCATCGCTGCGGGTCACCCGCCAGCAAGTGCACAGCGTCGTGGCGTCGCCCGCCAGATGACGCGCCAAAGCGGCATCAATTGTCCTCATGGAATGATCTCCGTCAGCGAAATCGAAGGAATGCTGCCAGCATTGAAGGCTTCGAGATTGATTTCGATCCGGTCGGTATCGAAACGCACCGGCACATCGAATTGAAAGCCCGCCCGGATAATGGTGCCGGAGGCAGGAATAGAAACCTGATTGAATGTCACCAGCCCGGTGGTGCTATCGCAGTTGAAACCATTGACCGGCACGCCATCCACCGAGATCAGCACGGTGCCATCAACCGGCTTGGCAATGCTGCGGTTCCAGCCGCCACCGGCATCGCCATAGGCCTTCACCAGTTGAAAGCTGGCTGTGACGCCATCGCCGATGCCGATCTGCTGGTCGAACGCCGTTACCGCCCGGCCCGGCCCGGCGGAATTGGAATCCAGCGGATCTCGAAACCGGAACCCGGCCATCTGGCCGCCGCGCGCCTCGAAAAACTCCAGCACCGTGTAGAGATCGGCAAGCGATTTCACCCCCGACCCGGCATCATAGCTGCGGCGCGAATTGGCCCAGCGCTGGTTGCGCACTTCCCGGCCATTCGACAGGTTGACAATATCCGTGCGCCGCACCGGCCCGCCGCTGGTTGAAAGCGACACGCGCAGCGGAAAGCGCACCTCGTGAAAGGCGGTTGCCATGGCTTAACCTCACAAATTGCGCTGGCCACGCTTGACGCTGCGGGCCAGCAAGCTGGAAATCTGGGACTGGCTCTTGGTGAAGCTCGACGCATCCTGGGTGGTGACGTTGACATTGACCTGCGTCCCGGAGGAGCCGCCGCCCTGGGTGGCAACCCCCAGCGAACCATCCGAGCCGCGTTTCAGCGGCAGGATCGCCTCGCTGCCCGCCTCGCCCATCAACCCGGTATTGCCGCCATCCATGCCGAAATAGGTGGGGCTGGACACCACCCCGCCGGAGGCAAAAGGCGTGATCGAGCCAGGCACGCCGCCCTTCTCAAAGGCAAACAGCGAGCTGATCCCCGATGACAGGCTGGAGGTGGCGCTGGAGGCCAGCGACGACAGACTGCTTTGCAACGGTTGCAGCCCGGACGACAGGGTAATGCTGGACAATTGGCTCGCCAGCGATTTCAGCGTGTCTTCCAGATCGCCGCCACCGCTCGTGGCGGATTTCAGCGCTGATGTCAGCGCGCTGCCAAAGCTTTTCGAGCGGCTTTCCAGATCGTCGAGGGTCTTGGTCGCCCCGGAAGCATCGAGATCGATCCCGAAGGACAGGGTTTCGTCATCGGCCATGGTCTACCTCTTATATGTTGCGGTCAGGAAGGCACGGTCGGGATAGCGGGCCATCAGCGCCTCCAGGTCGGCACGGGCAAGCTCAGCGCGAGCGGTGGCAACGGGGCGAAACGCCCCGCTCATGGCAGCGAATTCACGCGGGGTCAGCGCCCAGAAGGCCTGCGGGGTCAGCCGCAGCAGGTGAAATCCGGCATGCATCACCGCCTCCCAGGGAAAGGGAGGCGGCTTTGCCGTGTCGGATCGACCCGCTGCGGCACTCAAGGGCGGGCGGGATCGCCCTCCATGGCCGGGGCGTGGCCGGTCGAGGTGTGGCCGGTCGAGGTGTGGCCGGTCGAAGCCGCCTGATCAGCAGTTCCAAACGTAACGAGCAGCAATTCGCGGACAATGGCGACGCAGGCCGCAAGCCCACCCTCGACGCACATGTCGGCGACATCCTCATCGGCGCAGCAATTGCCGCCGCCCCGCAAACCGACGGCCAGAATGCGGATCAGGTCGCGGCTGGAAAGCTTGCCACTGGAAAACCGCAGGGCAAGATCCGCCAGACTGTCGGCGGCAAAGGCGGTTTCCAATTCGGCCAGCGCGCCCAGCGTCAGGCACAGAATCCGCCGCTCGCCATCGATCACCGCTTCCACTTCGCCGCGCCTGCGGTTGGCGCGCACGCCCATACTAACATTCCCCGTCCCCCCGTTCATGCCGTCACCTCAAAGGCAATCGCCCCTGCCGATTCCAGCGCGATGTCGAATTTCAACTCGCCGTCATGCTCGCCGGAATAGTCCAGCGCCGTCACCTGAAACAGGCCGGTCACCGTGCCGAAGGCTGGGATCACCACCTGCCAGCTCAACACCGAACCGGCAAAAAACGCCGCCCGGACCAGTTCATCGGAGGACTGGTCCTTGAACAGCCCGGCCCCCGATAGCGAGGCGCGTTTGGCACCGGCACCAGCCAAAAGCTCGCGCCAGCGCCCGGCGCTGTCGGCATCGGTCACATCGACGGTTTCGGTATTGAAGGCCAGTTTGCGCGAACGCAGTCCTGCAACGGTTACATAATCGCTGCCGCTGATAATCTTCAGCAGCAGGTCCTTACCCCTCTGGGCCACCATAAAAAATCTCCTTGAAAATAACTAGAAATCCGCAATCCGGCCGCCAACCACGCCAGGGCGACATCCACCCCCTCCCCGTTTTCAGGGGTCTCTCCCACGCGCGGACCCAGCCAAACCGGCACGACCGCCCGTCCCTTTTTCAGAGAGAAAACCCAGGACGAAGGTAAGGAGACCAAGAGGCCCGCAGGGGAAGCACCAAAACTGGTGTGACCGCGAAAACTCGCGTAAAAAGACAGTAAAGGTTGTCCGCACCGATGCTGCAAACAGATGTAAATGTCTGGACCAGACACAGCCGTGTCTTGAAACTTACACAGATGCGGCACTATGCTGATCTGCCGATTAGGTTGCTCGCATGTCCGCTCTCCCCGCCGATTCTCCCAGTCCCGTTCCCCACAATGCCGCATCGCTGGCACGCTTGCGGCTGCTGAGCGTGCTGTCCATCAGCCAGATTGTCGGCTGGGGCACGAGTTTCGACCTGTTCGGCGTTCTCGGTCGCACCATCGCCGCCGATATCGGCATCAGCAACGAGACCGGCTTTCTGGGTGCCACGGTGATGCTGCTGATCATGGGCTTTGCCGGACCGGCCAGCGGCCGCCTGCTGGAAAGGCATGGGGCCGCCAAGGTCATGGCGGCGGGTTCGGTTGTGTTTGCTTTCGGCCTCGCACTGCTCTCGCAAGTCCAAGGCATGGCTTCCTATTTCGCCGCCTGGTTCACCATCGGCATTGCTGGCACCCTGGCGCTCAGCGTGGCCTGCTATACGGCAGTCGTCGAGCGCGAGGGCTCGTCGGCGAAAAGCGTCATCGGCCTGCTGATGATTTTCACCGGCCTTTCAACGGCGATTTTCTGGCCGCTGCTCAGCTGGTTGAATGGCCTGTTGGGCTGGCGCGATACCTTGCTGATTGCAGCAGCCTGCCATCTTCTGGTGCTGGTTCCCCTGCATCGCTTCGCCCTGCCGCCCATCAAAGCCCGGTCGCAAACGGCGCAGGCCGCAGCAGACCGCGAACCAATGCCGCTGACGATGCGCCAGCAAAAGCAGGCGATGATCGCGCTTGCCGTCATCAGCATCGGCTTCAGCAGCGTCACTTTCGGCGTCTCGTCATCGCTGATCGAAATGCTCACACAGGCTGGCGCCACACCGGCGCTGGCCCTGCAACTGGGGTCACTGCGCTCGGTGCTCGGCATTTCCGCCCGCGCAGCCGATACCCTTGCCGGAAAACGCGCCTCGCCCGTCACATCAGGCCTTGTGGCAACCGGGCTGATCGTCATCGGCTTTCTGGCGCTGATATTCGGCCATGGCTCCGTATGGATGCTCGGCCTGTTTATCGGTGCCTATGGCATCGGTTCCGGCCTGTCGGCCATATCGCGCACCGTGCTGCCGCTCGGCTTCTTTTCCGCCAGCCGCTACGCCGGGATCTCAGCAAAACTGGCACTGCCCGGCAATATCTCCCAGGCGCTGTCGCCGGTGGTGATCGCCGGTCTGTTGGATCGCGGCGGCCTGCCTCTGCTTCTAACCTTCACCCTCGCCGTCAGCGCTCTGGTGCTGGCAGCACTGTTCTGGCTGGCCATGCTGGCGCGCAAGGCCACAATCATTCAATGACAGCGCGAAATTGCAGCTCGGCCAGAAACAGGCCGGTCTTTGCCTCGCGGCGGCTGACGGTCTTGATATGGCGCAAGGCGATCAGCCGGGCAGAGACCAGCGACAGCGCCGCATCCTGCAACACGGCACGCACCATCGCCGCCAGGCTTTCCGCCTCGCGGCGGCTGAGCGACGACCAGGACTGCAAGCTGACCAGTACTTCGATCAGCCCATCATCGTCAGTGGAAAGATCCGTGACCGTCACCTCGCCTACCATCAGGTAAGGCTGGGCGGAGCGCAGCAACCGCCGATCCTTCACCCCATCAGCACCGATGATCGCCGCAATGCTGGCATCGGCAAGCGCCGCCGCCGTCATTGCGGTCAGCAGGTCATTGACCGGACTGGTCATCAGCCCCCTCCCCGATACGCTCGCCCTTCGGCTCTTCGCTCGCGCTTTGCCTTTTTGCAGCCGCCCGGCTGGCGGCGTCGTCCACCCTGCGCCGCAGCGCAGCGGTGAAATTCGTCACGGCACCCTGCTGCCCATGTGCTGAAAATTGCAGGCTCATCTGACCTCCTCCTCACAATCCAGCAGCAGAAAACGCTTGGACTCATCCGGGTCGCGCAGCGCCCGGACCACTAGGATTCGCGTTCCCTTCACCAGCCGATGGCCGCGCGCCACATCGGTGCGAAAGCGGATGGTGACGGTCTGGTCTATGGTGGCGATTTCCGCTTCGCCGCGCTCTTCACGGGTGAAGGATTGCGGCTCGATCAGCGCCCAAAGCGTGGCAATCGCCTGCCAGTTCTGGCTCACCCCGCCCTGACCGTCAGGCTCATTAACCGGCTGTTCCAGCGTGAGGCGCGCCGTCATCCGGCCCGGATCGGGCATGGTGAAGGCACCCATCACAGGCCCCTGCGGACAAAAGGCGCGATCAACCGTTCATAGCCGACCGGTAGGGCGGCTGGCTGATCGGCCAGCGCCACTGCACCCCGAAACGCATACATGGCCGCGACATGCAGGCTCATCGCCCGGCGCAGCGTATCCGGCACATCGGTGGCCGCCGTGCCAAAGCCTGCGGTAAAATCCATCTCGATACCGTTGAGCGGCCGTCCCGGCAAGGGCCGTTCCCGCAGCCACAGCCTTGCTGGCCGCGCCTGTCCGTCCAGCAGATGATCTTTCAGTAAAACATGAAGTTCATCGCCATTTTCATCAAAAACCGTCACGGCATCAATGGTTTGCACCGGACCTTTGGGAAGCTGAATCACCTCGCTCTGCGGCCAGTCATCCAGATAGAGCCGCAGCGATTGGCGCATCAGGCAAAGCCCGGTCTCGGCCTCCAGATGCAGGCGGGCAGCGGTGATCAGGCCGGAGAGAAGATCGTCTTCATCATCGGTATCGATCTTCAATTGCGCCTTCACATCGACAAGGGTCAGCGGCTCCGCCTGCGGCGGAGTGAGGGTGGTGATGGTCATGGATTGGGGGTCTCCGGGAGAATGTTGGAGCAAGGATCTACCCCCTCTGCCTTGCCGGACAGAGGGGGTATCTCACGGTAAAGCGGGGCTTTACCGAACCAAATTAACTGGCAGCAAACTTGATCAGCTTGAGCGCTTCAAAGTTCTGCATTCCACCACCAACCCGTTTGGTGGTGTAGAACAGCACATAGGGCTTGGCCGAATAGGGATCGCGCAGCACCCGCACGCCCATCCGGTCGACCACCAGATAACCGGCCTTGAAATCGCCAAAGGCGATGGAAAAGGCGTTGGCGGCGATATCGGGCATGTCCTCAGCCTCGGCAATCGGAAAGCCCATCAGCGAGGCTTCAAGGCCGGGGCCTGCGGGCGGCAACCAGAGGTAGTTGCCGTCGGCATCCTTGAACTTGCGGATCTCGCCCTGGGTCTTGCGGTTCATCACAAACGTGCCGTTCTGGCGATGGCCGGCCTTCAGCGCGTAGATGGTGTCGAGCAATACGTCGGATGGCCCGCTTGCGGCAAAGCCACCGACAGCGCCGGTCGCCTTGAAGCCGATCTTGCCCCAGGCCCAGGCGGTGTCGGCCACCGTCTCATAGGCGAGGAAGCCCTTCGGCTTGTTGACACCATCACCCGCCACAAAGGCCGCCCCTTCCTGTTCGGCAAAGGCAATATCCACCTCGCCAGCAATCCAGGCTTCGACATCAACAGCCGCATCATCCAGCAGCGACTGGGTGGCGGCGGGCATGGCGTAAATCTCCATGGTGGGAAAGCTGAGTTCCGTCAGCTGCGGCGTGTCGGTCTGGGTGCGGGCCGCGGTTTCCGCCACCCAACCGGAGGCCATGCCGCTTGGCGCAAACGGCTTTTTCAGCACCGCGCCCGATACCTGCCGGACGCTGGCCAATTGCCGGATCGGCGAGATGGAAGCAAGCCTGCGGCCAATCTCGCTATCGGTCTCATCCGTCACCAGATAGCCACCATCCGCATCCGAACCAATCGCCATGGATTTGGCATCGAGATCGCGCAGCGCCGTCTCATCGCCGCGCCGGATATAGGCCTCGAAGGCCGCCTTGCGCTCCGTCGCCTCCAGGCTGCCGGACCCGCCACGATTGCCGTTCGACCCCAGCGCCGGGCGCAGCTTTTTCAGCGCCAGCTGGTCCAGCAGCCGGGATTGTTCGTCCATCGCCTTGTTGATCCGTTCCACCTTGTCGCGGGTGACGACATCGGCGGTCAGCTTCTGCTCGATTTCGCCAAGCCGCTGGTCATTGGCCTGCTTGAAGCCTTCGAAGGCTTCCATAAAGTCGTCGAAAGCGGCGGCCATGGTTTCCGGGATCGCCTTGATTTCGGGGGCAGTCATCTGATGATCGCTCATAAATCCATCCTTTATTTGAAATTGCTGCATTTGAAATTGCTGTTGACCATCGTCCGGGCTGCCCGGCGCATCGCCCGGATCAGCTCGGTATCCTTGTCGCGGAAAAACCGCTGATGCTTGACATTGGAAACCCTGGCCGAAGGCGCCATGGGAAAGGTGACGACGGAAATTTCCCAGAGATCGGCCTCCAGAATGCGGCGAATGCCGGTCTTGGCGTCCTGACGGGATTTCACCGTCTGGAAACCAATCGACAGCCCGTCCAGCGCGCCTGATTTCATCAGGGCGCGCACCTCCTCGGCACGCTTGACACCGGGGGAAAGCCGTCCCTCGACATAAAGGCCACGCGCGTCTTCCTTCAGCAGCGTCCAGCTGCCAATCGGCTGGTTGGGATCGTGCTGGTAGAGCATGCGGATGCCGCCTGCGCCGCGCCCCTGCAAACTGGTGCGGAACGCTCCCGGCTCGATCACATCGCGCCCCAGATCCACCTCGCCGAACACGCTGGCATAGCCGCTGAACGTGCCGTCGCCGCTGAGATCCGACAGGGTCAGATCGGCAAATTTGCGCACCAGCTTTCCTGGCCCGCGATAAGCGTGCATGAATTTCTCCTTTAATCTGGCCTTTAATCTGGAATGAGATTGACGGCTTCAGCCGTCCTTGCGCCCATAGCGGCCTGCAAACCGCGCCAGCGCACCCAGCGCCCACCAGGCCGAAAGGCTGGCAAGTGTCGCCCCGGCCAGCATGATTTCGGCACCGGACAGGCTTTGCAGAATGTCCAGCTTGCGGGCCAGCCATTGGCCGGTGGCGCCGCCGAAGATCAGCCCGATGGCCAGCCCGGTGAAAAACCGGCTGGCCGCCTCGCGTCGCCCCCTCGGCAGAAGATAGACCAGCGAGATGGCGGACCCCGCCAAGGCGCCCGCCAGCCGCGCACCCCATAAGGGCGTGTCGGGTGTAAAATCGGTCATTTTGTTAATCTTTTCGTCTTATGATTGTGGATACAGGCGCAAATCCGCCGCAGTTCATCCGGAAATTCTAATCTTTAGAATCGCTTATGCGCGCCTGCTCAGAAGCAGGGTGCAGATGTTCACACTCTGAATCACCCTCCTGCGGAACAGAGTCCGGATCAGACATCAACCTCTTGAAACTTTGAGGCTTTAAGCGTCATATCCAACCGCCTGCCGCTTTTCCTCGTCGGTGAGGAAGCTGGCAGAGCCTACCCGCGACCACAGCGCGTCACGCTCGCTGGACAGGCCCTCGACCTGATCGAGATCAGGCTTCAGGCACAAGACCTCGCCAAACCCATCGGATAGAAAGCCCGACAGGCTGGCGGCGGTACGGCGGATCAGCGGCAGCACCGTCAGCCGGTAGAAGGCGCGGTTGGCCTCCTGATAATTGGCATAGGTATTGTCGCCGGGAATGCCGAGCAGCATCGGCGGTACGCCGAGCGAGAGCGCGATATCGCGGGCCGCACCATTGCGGGCATCGGTAAAATCCATGTCGCGGGGGGTCAGGCTCATCGCCTTCCAGTCCAGCCCGCCCTCCAGCAGCATCGGGCGGCCCGCCTGCATTGGCCCGGAATAGCCCTGTTCCAGCTCGTCCTTCAGCCGCTGATATTGTTCCGGTGGCAGGTTACCACCCTCCTTGGGCTGATAGACCAGCGCCCCGGAGGGTCGGGCGGAATTGTCGAGCAGCGCCTTGTTCCAGGTGGCGGCGGCATTGTGCAGGTCCAGCGCGTTATGGGCGGAAGCGAGCGGCGCGTAACCGCTGATATCGTCGAGCGGATGAAACAGCTTGAAATGCAGGATCGGCTGCGGCTCGCCCTCGGCAGCAACCCGGCGCGTCACCCCGGCGGCACGATAATCATAAGCCACCGGCCAGCCATCGGCACCCTCGACGACGCTGACCCGGTCGGGGCGCAGCAGATGCAGTTCCATCAGCCGCCCGCCAAGCCAGAGCGGCTCCAGATAGGCATTGCCCGACAGCAGCAGATGGCCATAGAGCATTTCAAAAAAATCCGCCCCCGTTGCCCGCCCGTTGGGCCGGGCCAGAAGCGCCAGCGCCGGATGCTCGCTCAACTCGCCCGCCCCTTCCTGCGGCAGGCCCTGATAAAGCAGAAGCGGCACAGCGGCTGCTGCCTCCGACACCAGCCGCACCGCCCGATGCGCCACCGGATTGCCGAGAAAGCCAGCGCGTGACAAGGCTGCATAAGACCGCCCCGTGCCGCGCCCGGCACCGGTGGAGAGCAGCATTTCCAATCCTGCACGGGGTCGTATCGCCGCTTTTGTCTGTGTTGGCGTCGCCGACGACACAGCAGCGCGATTGGCCCGCCGAAACGGCAGGCGAAAGGAAGACAGCATAATGTTCTCCTGAAGTTGCGATATTTGCGCCGGTTATATGGAAAGGCCTGCCCATCGAGGGCCTGTCGAGAGGGGCCTGACAATGCGAGTCTGCATTTTCGTGCTTTCATGAAACACGGAAATAGTGTCAGAAAACCTCACCCCAACCCCGCCAAAATAGCCCGCCCATACCCGGCCACCAGGTCCGCTCGATCCTGCCCATTGACGATGCGCCGCGCGCCGCTCCAGTCGCTTGCCGTGGCGGTGAAGACATCGCCAAGCCTAACGCCCGAAAACAACCCCTCGCGCATACCGACAACCAGAATATCCGCCGCCGTCGCCCTATCCAGGGCGCGGCACGGATCGGCAACGAGATCGACGCCCAGCGCCACCGACATCGCCTGATAATTGCGCTTATGGGTAAGCTGCACAAAGCCCCGGCCAAACCAGCTACGCCCCGCCTCGTCCGGCCGCCAGTAAGGCGCGCTTACCTGGGGCAAGCGGCCCGCTGCATAGGCGTGCTCCAACCGGTCAATGGCCTCGGCATCGGTTTTCGCCAGCGTTTCCCGCAGGGGCTGGAAGCGACCCGCCGTTTCATGAAAGGCTGTGGCCAGCAGATAGGCGATATGGCGGTGGTCGGTCAGACCATGGCGCGCGCAGCCCGCCAGAATGGCGTTGATGCCCTGCACCTGAGCCGTGCCGAGCCGCCCGCCACACAATTCACCGCGGATCCGGTTGAAGAGCGATTGCAAAGCTGTGGTGTTCATAAACTGCCAATTCCCCTTAAAATAGCAGGGCCCAGCCGAACGCGGCGAGATTGAACCCAAAAAATGCTGGGATTTAAATCGGTTAAACAAAATTCAATCGGTTCAGGCCCTGTCACGAGATATTTACAAAGATTTAAGCTTGTGGAACTTTCCGCTCCACCGCTGGTTATGAGCGGCACAGAGCAACAAGCCCTGCCGCGCCATGACGGGCGCCGGGCGGTTAACACAGGAGACATGTGATGGACGCCAAGAGCAGCAGCCAGATCAGCAAGACGATCGCAGAGGCCAGCCGGACCATTCCTGCCCATATCGTTGAACGCCTCGAATCCGAATGGCGCCAGATGCGCCAGCCTGCGCCCCAGCCTACCCCCGCCACCAAGTAATTACAGCGTGCGAATGCGCGGCTCGCCCGCGCATTCCAGAAGCAGCGCGGTCAAAGCCCAGACCAGCGCATCGAGCCTATCCGGCGACCGGCCATTCGACAGGCCCTCAGGGCCGAAATCACACATTTGATCTTCCAGATCGGCAAAACGGGCTGCGTGAAAAACGCGGCCCTGTTCATAGAGAGCCGCCACAGGCTCGGCCCGCAAAAACTTGCCACGCGTCGCCCGCACCATGCGCACCGGCAGGTTGGCATCGACGCTTTTCAGCAGCGCCCCAACCATTTCCCCGCCCTGATTAACCTCCGCCACCACCCGGTCCGCCTCGAACCGGCGAAAGGCCCGCACCACAGCGGTCGCCCAACTGGCCGGGCTTTCCCCCGTCACCGAACAATCAGCCAGCACCACCGCCCGTCCCAGCCGGTCGAGACCGGCAACGACGATACCGCAGACCGATTGCGCCCCTGCCCCGGACGGCGGATCGACACCCACGACAATGCGGTGCAGCGGTTCGCTGAGCCTGACCGTCAATTGCTCCAGCCGGTCGCGCCGCCACAGCGCATCCTCCCGGTCCTCTATCAGCTCACCATCCAATTCCTGACGGCCAAGCCGCGTGCCACCGTAACGGGCCTGCAAGGCCTCGATAAAGCCGGGCGCGAGATTGCAAGCATTCCCGAAGGTGGAAAGCCGGGTCAGCCGCGTGCCGGGGTCCGCCAGCAACCGTTTCAGGATCGGCACCGGACGCGGCGTGGTGGTAATCACCTGGCGTGGATCATCCCCCAACCGCAGGGAAAATTGCAGCATGTCGAAGGTCTCCTCGGCATGTTTCCATTTGGCGATCTCGTCGCACCAGGCATAGTGAAACTGCGGACCGCGCAGGCTCTCCGGGTCTTCAGCGGAAAACATCTGCGCCATCGCGCCATTCGGCCAGACCAGCCTGCGCCGGGAAATTTCCACTTCCGGGCGTTTGTGGCGGGCTATACGGGCAATGCCCGACAGACCATCCACCATCACCTCGCGGGCATCGCCCAGGGTTTCGCCCACCAGTGCAATCCGCACAGCGGATTTTTCACCAGCCGAGGCGATCTCATGCACCCATTCGGCTCCGGCCCGGGTCTTGCCGGAACCGCGGCCGCCCATCAGCAACCAATTGCGCCACGCCCCCTCGGGCGGCGCTTGCAACGGGTGTCGCAGCAAGGCCCAGCTGCGCGCCAGCCGTTGCAAGGCCGCAAGCTCCAGCCCCTGCATCATATCAACGCCGTTATTTCCATCCGCCTGACCAGCCAGAACCGGAGAATTATGGCCCTGCCGCGCGATGATCGTCTGCGCCAGCAGCGATCCTTCATCGCCCAGCGCCGAAACCGTGTCACGCAGGTGTTGCATCTCCCGGCGCAGGGCGGATAAACCATTGTTTTCGGCCTGCGATGCCGCCAGAAGCGCGGCAACCGATATGCCCGCCGACAGCCGATCCGAACGTCCTGTCAC